ATCGCTGCGCCACCGCCACCGCCACCCGTAACCCACTCCGTATCGTAGTCGGAGTTGGTTTTCTTCGCGAGCACTTGCCCCGTAAAGCCCCCCGTAACTACACCCGGCCCTACCGGCCCCAATGGCCCTTGAGAACCTGTCGGCCCCGCTGCCCCCGTTACCAATTCGGTGCGTAGAATTGGCTGATAATCTACCTCTGGGACTTCGCGTCCTTCGTCTTCTGGGAAAAAGATGCTCATTTGTTAATATCCTCAAGAGTGAAATCTACCGATACGGCGTCTTGGGAAAGCTCGGCGGACGTAACGCGAAAGCGCCTACCACCGATAACGAGCACGTCACCGAGAGAAATGGTCTGCACAAATGCGTCGTAGATCGCTGTTATGGTCATAGATGCGGAGTCCATGAATCCGCCATCCGCCAGGCTGTTGTCGCGCCGGTATGTTGTGCGGTTCGCAAGAAAATTGCGCTCTCCGAACGTGACCGCAAGCGGCAACTCGTTCATGATCGCGCTTAGGTCGTTTGTAAATATGTCGAGCAGTCCCACAAAGGGGACGATGCGTCAAAACTTGCGCTCTACACGTCGCTGGTTCGGGTGCGTGAAGTCGTGCTTCGGGCTGTCTGAAATGTGAACCCAACTCTTGCGAAGTGCGGATGCAAGAATGCTTGTGCTTGTGTTGATCGTGACCACCTCTTGCGCGTCTCGAATATACGCGCACATATATTCTATGCTTTCAAACTCTGCCATCCCGTGAGCGGCCTTCCCAGCGCAAAGAACGGGGCGCCCGTTCGCGACTTGGTGCGCGACGGTGATGACGTCCCGAACGTCGATCTTTTTGTCTTGGCTGTAACCGCTCGGAAAGCAAAGAACCCATGACCTAAGTTCGGGTGGCGTTACTATTGCGGGAGAGTTGAGAACGATCTGACGGTCTATGTCTCTGCCTTCGGGAAATAGTCCGTAGACATAATCACTCCAGCCTAGTTCGCTCGCACAAAAGTCTTCGTGCAAGTCGGGCCAAATTTGCAAGTTGATGATGCGATGAAAGCCGCTGTGATCGTTCTGCGGATAGAGCGGTTTGCAGTAGTCTACCATCTCGAAAAGACCGTGATACTCCGGCAGGCATTCAAACATTACATTGTGCCCTTGATCCGCGAAGTGCTTCGCTATCGGCAAGCATCGCGCAATGTCTCCGAGTCGCAAGTGATAAACAATTAAGATGTTCAAAACGTGTAATATTGCTCTCGCGTTTTCCCTGCCACCCACCCGTGGAACCCGAACGAACGATCCGGCCCCGCCGTATTTTCCTCAACGTAATGCTCCCACGAGAATGCCGCTGCGACGTCCACCGGCGCATATTTGATGCCGTTATCTCGAAAGCCTTGCTCCATTGTGCGACAAAGGAAAACATCCCCTGCCTCTCCCTTCCAAAGTGCTTCGGCTTTTGCTGCCATCTGTAAAAATTTCTGACTTTGGAGTGTGAATCCGGTATTGCCGACGCGATGCCCTACGTTCCAGAACGCAGGCCAAGGCGCTCCTATCAAATCGTATTCTAGCCATGAGTCTTGCCATAGATGCGGGTTTGCAATGAACCCGTCATGCGTGCAAATGAGCGCGTGAGAAGTGTCGAAATAGTCGGCAAAGCGGCCCAGTTCCCAGTGCATCGCTTGTTGATACGTGCAGTCTTCGGCAATGTAAACGGCGTCACCAAACCCACCCAAGCCGCAAAGATGTTTAAATAATTTTCCGCTTTGTTCGTGCCTAGACCTTAAGCCTTCAAAAACGATAAGAGTGACATCTTTATTCATTGCTCAAATTTCTTAGTTCTCGATTTTCAAGTGTTAAGCGCAAAACCTCATCCTGCGAATCGCGCAAACCTTGCCAAACAGCACTTAATTTTAAATGCTCCCTTGCCTCATCTCGCTCGCGTTCTAAACGCTTTCCTGTTTTTATAACTGCCCGTAAAACCTCCCTTGCCTCGTCGCGCTCGTTGCAGACTTTATTAACAGCCAGCATATGCTCTGTCGCCTCCGTTGCGTATTTTCCCATCGCCTCGTCGCGCTCTCGTTCCAGTTTGCGAGCGAATTCGGTAGGAACCATGTACTCTTGAGAGTATGCCATTCTTTCGGCTTTCTCTGTCTCTGGCGTATTACTCATTTCGCGTGGAGTTCTTCAAAAATTGCCTTCGCTCTTTCATACTCTGCCGGATCGTTTCCACGTTGATATGTCGCATCGAGCGGACGCTCTTCAAAAAACGGGTGGTGATGAACGATGCTAATATCACGAGCGTCCACAATCGCCCCATTTTTCGCGGCACGAAAGGTGAAGTCTGTATCGGAATACACGTTTCGGAATCTTGCGTTGAATAGTCCATTTTGCTCATAATATTTGCGTGTAAGAATTGCCATGCAAAGCAATTCGTCTTTGCGGTATCCATCCGATATACGAAGCACCTGCGGCTGCGAAATGTCGAGACGATTCTCAATCATCTCGTCCCACCCTGGCGGACACTCCCAATCGTCAGAAAGTTGTATAATAATATCCCCCGACGCCTTGGCCGCTCCTAAGTTCCAAGCTCCGACGGAATACCCTTGGTCTTTTTGCGTAACAGATCGGAATCGTTTCAAAACGTCCGCTGTCTCGTCGTCGTGATCGACTGCAAAGATATGTTCCACGCGCTCTGGATGCGTTGCGCGGGATAACCATAGCGTCATACATTGAACGGCTTCCACCGGCCTTCCTCGCGTTGCGTGGACTAGCGAAATCTTGGGCTTGTTCGATCCTGCTAGCGTTTCACGCTCGATCTCTTCTGCGTCTTCGTTGCGTCCGAGAAGTCGGAGCACCCATGCGTAAAGTTGATCTCCCTTCCAGCCGTACCACTCTTTTCGGTGAGTCCATTGCGGGAATTTCGGAGTCGGAACTTCGAGCATTTCTTCTACCACTTTTAGCGCTTCTTGGTATTTTTTATCATCAAGCAGGATGCTTGCTTCCAGTCCGTAGGCTTCGCGGCGCTTAGGTTCAAGCTCTCTGGCCTTGCGTGCAAGGTTGAGCGATGTTGCGCCTGACGTCAGGTTTGCACAGTTTAACAATACTTCGTAGCGATTAACGCCATCCAGATCGCTCAAGGCCAATGCTTCTGAGCCATATTTCGCGGCGAGTTCCTTGTTTCCGGCGATGAAGTTTTCGTAATGTAGGTAAAACTTAAAATGCGAAGTCATGCGGTCTTGGTGCATCAGAATGCGGCGGTTGCGCTCGCTGCTGTTGCGATGACCTAGCGGCGGCTTGTGCGTGATCTCCAAGTCGCGCCGCATATAGACCTGAACGTCCTTCGTTGGCTGCGCGTTTTCGTGAACGGGGCGATGCCACCATGCCGTATGGTAGCGGAAGAAACGCTCTCTCGGTGCGCGTTTCCCTTGTTCGGGAATAACGTAGTCCGTCAATATCCAATCTTGTTCTGGTGGACATTCCTCAAGCGCGGCCAATGTAGGCGCGACCATTGCCGGTTCAATGATGTCGTCGCAGTCTGCCCACATAACCCAGCCTTCCTTACCGGCTAGTTCGTAAGCCTTCGCGAATGCCTTGTTCCTGGCTTCGCCGAAATTGTCGAGATGTTCCCAGTCTGCGACAAGCGGAGAGTTGAGATATTCGTCAACGTGGCATCCGAGTTCTTTTGCAATGTCCAAAGTGCGGTCTGGCTTGAGTGCTCCGATCGCGCGGACGACAACAATCTCGTCGCATATCTGCTGGAGTGACTTAACGCATCGCTCGATGCGCGGCTCTTCGTTGCCGCAAATTAAGCCTGCGACTAGCTTCTGTTTTTGTTTCATGTTTACTCTTGAAGTATATGTCAACAAAAACAAAAAAGCCACCCCTTTCGAGGTGGCTTTTCCGATGCTTACTTGCGGGGAATCTTACACGTATCCGGTTGTGATGCGGATGATGCTGGAACCGTCGATGACTTTCTCAGCCGAGTTCTGACGAACACGGAGAACGTCGGCGCGGCGGGCCTCGTCACGATAGGTTTCGGAAACGAAAGGCACGGGGCTGTCTGCGGCCCATACAATCGTGCGACCGAATCCACCACCTGAGAAGTCACCGCCAACCGTGTTGGCGAGTGCCATGTAGGTGTTGCTCCAGATGAAACCGCCCGAATACACTTGGCCTTTTTTGGCTGTGTTTTTGGGTGCGCGGCCAACGAGAACGCGGTCAACTCCGACAGCGGCGGCTACTTCGCCTTCGCTCAAGAGACGGCTTTGATCCGAAGGAACGATGCCGAAGAACTGGTTCTGCACTTTAGCGGAGCGGCGGATGCGCTCGAACACAGGCATGGACATGATCAAGGTGTTTGCGAGCACGCCGTATTTGGCGAGTTCGAGCTTGGCTTGAGCAACGTCGCCGGGAACGTCGAAGCTGGTGATGTTCGCGTCGGTGTAGGCTGCCGATGCGCTGATCGCTGTCAGGCCGTTGGCGGCGAATGCTGCGGAAGCAACGCGAGCCTCGTGGGAGACTTGGATCTGGCGAAGAAGCATCGCGGCGATGTTCACCTCGGTGTCGAAGAATCTGTCGAGATCGCGGCGGTTGGAGTCAGGAAGAACCTCTTCGAGACCGTATTCGATAGCATCAAACGAGTCGCTTGTGAAACGGCGGCTTGTGCGGGGGTATCCAGCACCAGCGGCGATCTTGAGAGCGTCGTCGTTGAGGGCTTCGGAGTCGCCAAGGTTCAATTTCAGATATGCGCCGGAGCGAACGTCTGAGGAGAACACGGGCATGACTTCTGTGCCGATGAACAAATTGTTTTTGTTGCTGAGACCTTCGAAGACAGCCTGGGCGATGTCTGCGCGAATGGTTGTGTATGAGAGTGCCATATTGGGTAGTTAAATTATTGGTTGAACTTAGGGACGTATTCGACGATGTCACCGGCTACGCCGCTGTTGATCGCGATGCCGAGGGTCGCTGCGCTGGCTGCGAGGCTTCCAACGATTGTTCCGTTCGTCACAGCGAAGACGGAGCTGCCTGCGGTAACGATACCGGCGGCGGCTA